CCGGTTCCTCGGATGAGGGTCGGTGCAAATCACGGCCGGATGGCCTAACAGCTCGGGTTGGATGACCTATGAAACTCAAACTGAACGATGACGGATTCGCTGTAGTGCAAGACGGCAAGCCGGTGTATGTGCATGACGATGGCCGCGAAGTGGCCTTCGACGCTGTTGGCACTGTGCAAACCATCTCGCGCCTGAACGGCGAAGCAAAGACGCACCGCGAACGCGCTGAAGCGGCCGAAAAGGTTGCCAAGGCATTCGAAGGCATCACCGACGCCGAAGCCGCACGCAAGGCGCTCGCCACCGTTGCGAATCTCGACGCGAAGAAACTTATCGACGCCGGCGAAGTGGACAAGATCCGCGCCGAAGCCATCAAGGCCGTCGAGGACAAGTACGCGCCGATCGTCTCCGAACGCGATTCGCTGCAAAAGTCGCTGGTCGACGAAAAGGTCGGCGGCAGCTTTGCGCGCTCGAAGATGATCGCCGACAAGCTCGCGATTCCTGCCGATCTCGTGCAAGCGCGATTCGGCGAAGCGTTCAAGGTCGAGGGCAACGATGTCGTCGCCTACGACAAGTCGGGCAACAAGCTGTTCAGCCGGAGCAATCCGGGTGAGGTGGCGAAGTTCGACGAAGCGCTCGAAATCCTCATCGATCAGTACCCGTATCGCGATTCGATCCTCAAGAGCACCGGCGCATCTGGCGGCGGCGCATCGGGTGGATCGGGTGGCGGCTCTGGCGGCAAAACCATCACTCGCGCTGCTTACGACGCTCTGCCGCCTCATCAACAGGCGCAGACCGCTCGAAGTGGTGTGACGATCACTGATTAATCAAGCCACGCCCAGGCGCGACGATGCTTGATCTCAGAAATATGACTCTGATCGACGTCGAATCGCTTGGCGATAGCTGCATTGGTCATGGTTCCTATAAGGCTCCGGATCTGCCTGACGTCAGCTTCGCTAAGTTTTGCCCGCCACTGCCTTTCTCCGCGATTGGTAGTGTTGTGGAGGATCTTGTCGGCGTGATTGATCGTCGGAGTTGCCCAGTACAGATGCCGCGGATTGGTGCAGGCTGACTTGCCTCGGCCGCATGAATGCGCGGCTTCGTGCTTGGGAGACGGCGGTTCACCGTGAGCGACGATGCACATCAATCGCGATGCGATCGTCAGCTTTGCGGTACCGGGGTAATGGGCTCTCCCGTATCCATCTGCGCCAATAGAAAACGGCCACGTTAGGCATTCGTCGCCAGCGTATCCGGCGTTGGCTCGTATCCAGTCTATGGCTGGTGATGGCGTCTTTTTGACGGCAAACGGATCGCCGTGAGCTTTCCACCGCTGATAGTGCATTGAACACCATCCTTTCTTCCCGTTTGCGTCGCGGTGAGCGTTCCTTTCGCAGCCCGCAACAGCGCAATCAGTGAATCGCATTTTGGCTTCTGCCTCTTTGCTAGTGGTAATGGATAACACCTCACACATGTTATCCCTAATCGCATTCCTAATCAATTGCTGAATCCTCGGATGAGGGTTGGCGCACCCGGGCCGGATGGCTCGATTCACCTTACCTGAACAACTTTCGATTTATCTGGAGCCTGATTTGGCCAATACTTTAACCGCTCTCATCCCCGACCTGTATGCATCGCTCGACGTTGTGTCGCGCGAACTGGTCGGTTTCATCCCGGCAGTCACGCTCGATCCTCAAGTCGCTCGTGCTGCGGTCGGTGAAAACGTTCGTTCGTTCGTCGCGCCGGCTTCGACTGCCGAAGACGTGACGCCGGGCCAATTGCCGCCCGATGACGGTGACCAGAACATCGGGAACCAGGTGATCACGATCACCAAGTCGCGCATGGTCCCGTTCCGCTGGACCGGTGAAGAACAGAAGGGCGTGAATCACGGCCCTGGCTACACCGGCATCCGCGCGAACCAGATCGCGCAGGCAATGCGGACGCTGGTGAACGAAATGGAAACCGACGTCGGCACGCTGGTGTATCAGGCTTCGCGTGCGACGGGCACGGCTGGCAGCACGCCGTTCGCTTCGACGCTCGGCGATCCGGCGCAAGCGCGCAAGATCCTGTCGGATAACGGCGCTCCGCTGTCCGACATGCAACTGGTCATCGATACCACGGCCGGCGCGAACCTCCGCACCCTCGCTCAGTTGACGAAGGCCAACGAAGCAGGCACGACTGAACTGCGCGCACAAGGTACGCTGCTCGAACTCAGCGGCTTCATGGTTCGCGAATCGGCTGGCGTCCCGATCCACACGTCCGGCACTGGCGCAAGCTATGTGCTCAACGGCGCACACGCGAAGGGCGCAACGACCATCAACGTTCAGACAGGCACCGGCACGGTCGTCGCTGGTGATGTCGTGACGTTCAACGGCGACACGCGCAAATACGTCGTGACGTCGCCCCTCTCGGCTGGCTCGTTCACGATCGCCGCGCCTGGCCTGCAACAGGCGCTGCTGACCGGCGCTGCTGTGACCGTTGGCGCTGCCTACACCGGCAACGCAGCGTTCTCGCGCAACGCATTCGTGCTCGCAACTCGCCTGCCGGCGCTGCCGGAAGAAGGCGACATGGCCGATGACCGCACGACGATCGTCGACGAGCGCAGCGGCCTCGCGTTCGAGGTGGCGATGTACAAGCAATACCGCCGCGTTCGCTACGAAATCGCGATCGCGTGGGGTAAGCAGAACATCAAGCCGGAACACTCGGCCATTCTGCTCGGCTAATTGCGCCGGGGCGGCCCGCTGAAGTACTGGCGGGCCGTTTTTCATTGGAGAAAGCATGGCACGCCCCAAGAAAGAGGCAGACACGCCGACGAATGACGGCGACATCGCATATGTCGAGATGAAGCGCGACGCGGAACTCTATCCCGAGCCGCACACCGCGCAGGTTCACCCCGACGAAGTTGAAAACTACCGCCCGGGCGGTTGGGAGATCGCATAAATGCTGACCGCTCAGCAACAGGCCGACGTTCGGCGCTTTGCCGGTTATCCGATGCTGGGCGATACGGTCACAGATGACTCGCGGGACTTCGCTTACGGCTGGGTGTCGCCGGGCGTCTGGCAGACGCTGACGCACCGGCTAGCGAGTATGCGACCGGAAGAAGAATCCGTGCTCATCACCACTTACCTGACGCCGCTTTACACGCTGGAAACGGCGATTTACGGCGCCGGCGCGAATCTGGACACCGATCAGGCCGCGGTATGGACCCGCAACAAGACGGAAGTCGCTGATCGGGCAAAGTTGTTCGACCAGTGGCGTCGCCGCATGTGCTATTTCATCGGCATTGCGCCTGGCCCGTCGCTCGGCAATGGTGGCGGCCAGGTCATTCGGGGGTAACGGATGGACGGCGCAAAGATTCAGCAAAAGGTCTACCGCGGCTACGCAATCGCCGCGTCGAAGATCGGCACCGCATACAGCCAGTATCGCCCAATATCCGCCGATCTGACCGGCCTCGCGCCGATCTCGACGTCACTGCTCGCCAGTTTCAACGCTGAAGACATGACGTACAGCCGGCCGAACAAGTACGCGAAGCCGACATGGTACGCACTGGTCGACGGCACGCAAACCCAGGTAGGCGACTACCTGATCGGCGCGGCCGGTACGTTCTTCATCGCTGCGCAACAGCCGTTGCTGCCGATTCTTGCGGTCGAGTGCAATCGCACGCTGTCGTTTGCACGGCCGCAGACGCAGGCGCAGTTCGGCGCGGTGGCGAATTACGAAGGCAACACGCCGACGACGCAAACGCCGCTCGCAACGGGCTGGCATGCGTCAGTGCTGCAGGGCACGAAGGGCGAAAAGAACGAAGTCGGTTTGCCCGGCGACACGCGTAATCCGTGGTGGGCGATTCTCCTGCCAGCGATTCCGGGCGTGACGCTGCAAACCGGCGATCTGGCATCCGACGACATTGGGCGTCGCTACCTGCTGTCGAGCGTCGAACTGACGGATCTCGGGTATCGATGCACCGCACAGCAATCGCAGGCGTGAAATGGCCGATATAAGCGAAGTTCAGACGACGCTCGTCGGCCTCATCGCTGGCGCGCTGTATCCAAACGGCACGGCTCAGCCGTCGATTGTCGGCGCGAACTGCCGCGTCGGCTCTGGCTGGCCAAGTAAGCCGCAGCTCGACGCGGATCTCGACGCAGGCATCGTCAACGTGTCGGTGTATCCGACATCGCTCGAGCACAAGACATCGCGCCACATGCAGACGTGGCAGCAGATCAACCACAACGCGCCAACGGTCACGCTGACCGGCGCAGGGCGGGCGATCACGGTTGGCGGCACGCTGCCGACACCGTACTTCGCGCAGAACGTCGCGGTACTGATCGGCGGCCACGCCTACGCGTACACCGTGCAGCAGAGCGACACGCTGACGACGATCGCAAGCGCACTCGCATCGATGATCGCCGCGGACTACGCCGGCACAACGTCGAGCGGGCCGGTTATCACGCTGCCTGCCGGATCGCCGCAATACACGCTGCGCACTGGCGGCACGGCGACGATGGGGAAAGAGGTCAAGCGCCAGTCGCGTGTCGTGCGCATCGTCATCTGGGCGCCGACACCGGCATTGCGCGATGCAGTCGCCAAGGTGCTCGACCCGATGCTCGCGCAGATCAACTTTCTGACGCTGCCTGACGGATTCGCCGGGCGGCTTCTGTATCACCACTCAGACCTGGTTGACTTGCAGGAGAAGGCGAACTTGTATCGCCGCGACCTGTGTTACTCGGTCGAGTATCCGACGAC